AGCTGCATTTTTCATTTCGGTACAAACGCGTCATATCAGATTTGGATGACGGCACGGAACTGGTGTTTTACCTTAAACAACCCTACAGAACATATCGACTTTAAATCAGAAAAATGGATGGATCTGAAGCTAGCGATATATATGATGGAGAAAGGGGAAACGGGAACACCTCACTTCCAAGGTTACCTCGAAATGAAAGAGCCGCAGAGAATGAGCTTCTTCAAGAAATTAATGCCCCGAGCACACCTAGAAAAAAGAAGAGGGTCAAAGCAACAAGCAATAAATTACGTACTAAAAACAATGGACCCGGAGTGTTCCCAGTGGGAAATAACGATGACTGGAGAACAACCTATCATCACTGGATTACCAGTTGCAATACATTGCAAAGGGACGCCTCACGACTTGCTAAAGTCTTGCGAGCCGAAGAAATCCTTGAAAGAACGATTAGAAGACGTGAAAGAATTGATCCGGAGCGGCTACAACGACGAACAAATAATGGAGAGCCACTACGACTTGTTCGTTCGTTATCACCGGGCTTTCGCACTGACACGGAGGATTATGAGTTCACCAAGAGATCATGAAATGAAAGTTATCGTATGTCAAGGACCAACAGGAACAGGGAAGTCAAGATGGGCAAAGGAGACATATCCAAACGCTTATTGGAAGCAGAGATCACAATGGTGGTGTGGATATGAAGGTCAAGACACTATCGTACTTGACGAATTCTACGGATGGTTACAATATGATCTATTATTGAGATTATGCGATAGATACCCACTGTACTTAGAAACAAAAGGAGGTCAAGTAAATTGTAAAGCAAAAACAATAGTAATAACAACAAATGCGACACCAGAGTCATGGTACAAAACAGAGAAATATTTCTTATCTTTTATTAGAAGAGTAAGTGAATGGAGAGTATTCCCAATATGGGGAGAAATGGAAACATACGTATTATACTCAGAAGCAGTTAGTAAATTCTTTCTTAACACTGAATAAATTTTAATGTAACCTCACTCACCCTAACCTAAACCTATATACATCTAATTCCACCTTACTACACGCCTAAGGGCCTTCGGCCCTCCCCTGCGGGGGCAAGCCACTTAATTCTGTGGCTGATCGACAATTCGATCAAAGAAATCCACAACATAACTAATTCGAACATTCAAACGAACATTTGGTGGATTAACGGTATCATCTACACCAGCAACACCAATATTGAAAAAACAATTAGCTGTGGGACCACTTCCAACACTACCAAACAACTGCGCATCATCTTTAGCAAACTTAAGCTGTACATGAGGAATGCACATCATCTTCAATTTAGGATCACGACCATTAGTCTGAGCTGAAAAATAACGCCATTTAATATTCTTAGATCTCTCTTCCTGAATATTATTCGTTGTAGTTTCATTATCAGCAGCGTTAATATCACGACAAACAATCAAACGACCACCAGTTCCTTGAGCACGATATGCAGCACCAGCATCAACAGTAGCATTCGACACAAATGTATCCAAAATAGTCACAGTAATATACGCAGCACGAACACGCCAACGATTATATATAGCAGTTAAATTATCATAATACAAAGGTTGATGTCCAGTACCAGAATAATTAGGATCATACAAATTCATACAATTAAAAGAATAATAAGTAGCGCCACCAGCGGCAGCATCAATAGAAATACCCTCATTATATACCAAAACAGTTTTATAAGTTTCAGGAAACCCAGGCAAACGACCAATGTTACGAGGACGACGAACCATACGTCGCTTGACATTAGACCTACGTTTAAAACTACGACGACTTCGCTTCCGACCAGCGTACGTCTTTCTCTTACGGCGCGCGAACACCATTCGTTTAAATGAATAATGACCGCACAAAAAAGGGAGCCCTGGGGACCAATGATTTGTCCCCGTCCCAAAAAATGCAGGTAATACTA